TGCATAACCTACAATCATCCTACCCATAAAAAATATATTTCCATTTATTACAAATTTAACTTTAAGGGTAGCCCTGAGCAAATTATAGTTAGTAAGCCTATTAGCAACACGCTTATCATTAAAAAATAAACTCCATGGATTAAAAGTTCCATCTGTAGTAGCATTATTCCACCCTAAATTCAATATCTTAACAGGACGAGACATGAACTGAGCCAATGTTGCTATTTCTTGATCCTGGTCTTGTCTAGTAGCCTCAGTGGCAGTAGTATATCCAGTGGTGTATGGATCATCCCCATCCATAAAAGTAACATTTTGATGGGGTTGGTTTTTGGTAATTTTCATACCAGCTTGCTCGTTTAAGATCGAGCTATCTATTCTATTAAATTGATTAGTAAGTCACTATGTACAATCTATAGCTCGACTTAAAGCTACAAAAGTGAATATTTACATGAGTTAGCGAAACTCTCCCCTGAAAAGGGGTAACCATTACAGTTGCTTACATATGCAAAGCCTATATAATAATATTTAAATATACAAATCATAAAACATATACGGTAACCATATACACACGACACTCTTCAACATAAGCCCCACGGTGTTGCGGGGCGGGATTTTAGAGTCTCCCGAACTCTTCATCATAGTCACATACATAGAATTCCCCTGGCATATTGCCAATGGTTTCTAAGTCATAACCAAAGTCCATAGGAGATTCAAATGATAATGATGAAATATCATTATTATCCGAACTAACTCCTCTGTACTTTTGATTCCACTTTGCAACTCTCTGATTATAGGTAACATCAAAACCTCTACATAAGTGGACTATGTTGGCCTTATGTGCTATCGCTAATAATTGAGTCTTTCTATACTCAAATGTCTCACGACCATAATAAAACCAATCATGGAGTGAAGAATCAATATTTGCAGCCGATTGCATTTCAAGGGACAAATCCTTTGATATTAAATGACTATGCAATCTCTTAAATATAGACTGTTCACTCAAAACTCCAACATTAACATTTAAATCTTCATGAAATCGATTTGTGCGTTTCAAGAAATCTGCTTCATCAGCATTCATATAGCGTGTAGCTATTGATTCCTTGTCAGGCATAGTAAAAACGATATCAAAATCTGCTAAAAATGTAGCATAAGACAAATGATTAAAATCGGAGCGTTCAGGAGCAACCGAACCTTTAACATCATCGCCATACGTGGCTATAGCACAATAATTCCTAAATAAACACTCAGTGGCATCATTAGGATAAATCGTATAATAGCAAGCACGCATTAACAACACATTGGCTATTGAATTAATTACAACTGTTAAATTCTGCCCAGAAGGGTTTGATCCAAACAATTGTAATAAATCTCCATTAAATGACATTAAAGGAAAAGCAACTTCTCCAACAGTTCCTCGCATAATGACAATTGCATCGTGCGGGTAATTACACAAATCTCGAGCTATCCAAATAAGAACATCGAATGCAGCTATAACTAACTGAGCTGGCATTCTTTGATCATATTTACTATAGTCTCCAGCTAATATATTTGGCCCTTTCGAAACCATAAAATCATTAAGCTGCTCCCATTCAGGTCCTTCTGCGTTAGCTCCAACTAAACACTCAGACTCCAGTGGGTTCATTTGTATAATACGAACTATAGGGAGGAAATACTTTCTAATTATTAACTGCAAAGCTATTGGTGCACTCTGAAAAACTCGCACCTTAGTTTTGGTTAACTTAGTCGGTTCATCCTTCAAACAAGCTTTCCAAATGAAATACGGTCGTTCACCCCTTCGCATAATATCGCAACACCTCTCAACTTCTCTCCAAATCTGCGGACGAAAAGTTCGAGGTCGACTAATATGCGGATAATCTTCTGGATTCAAATCTATAATCCACTTATCTTTACGGCCTGTAAAAGGCCAACCAGGTGACGACTTCATATTCATAGCATCAATAAAACGCCTCCCATCAATACCACTAACTGTTTCCACATCAGTTAAAGGTTTCGCTTCCTCAAATAAATCAGGAATGCGTAACTTGATAGAATGAAAAGCACTTCTATAACAAACTACAGCTGGGCGAATAAACGACCCTAAACTAAGTGAAGGATGTGCTAACGTTTCTAATGCTGCTTGGAAGGGATAAACTCCTTTGCCAAACATTCTTGGTGGGCCCCACTGTTGTGGTACACCAGTAACTTCAGTAACTGCAGGACTAATTATAGTATCAACAACATTAGAAGCAGGAGATGCAGCTCCTGTAACAGTACCATAAACTTCCAATGAATTACCAGGAGAGACAAAACGTGCTGCACTTTTCCTATGAACATCTTGGCCAGTTAAAACTTGGTAACCATACTGCTCCTTAGGAAAATCACCACTACCATTTGCAATAATACATCCATCTAATGAATCTAAATATTTTATTGCTAAAGTTGCCTGGTCCTGAGTAATTATACCTGCACCTCCTATCTTGTCTTTGCCAGCAAGATGAAAACCCAAAATACAGGTTCCATGACCATGCGAAACTATAGGTGACATACAAAGACCATTATATGAATCAAATGGTAATTTGTATTGACCTCCTTGAAAGTCTAAACTCCTATGTCGCACAACTTGACTAGTAAAAAGAATATTAGATACGGAATCTTCTCCATCTATATTCTTATGTAAAAAACGAGCATCACTAGTCCCAGGCGGTTCGATAGGAAGAAATTTAGTTACATTAGCGGCAGATCCTGAACTAGGACTATAAAAGACCATAAAATCAGTTTTAGGTATACGATAACTATAAGTTTCAGACAGAACCTCTCTAAAATTAGGTCCAACTTTATCTCTAGCCATTCGAAAACATTTAACCGATATATCACCTTTAAATCCTGCTTCACGATGTTTGACAAAATAATGGTATGGAATAACTAAAACGTTAGAAGTTAAAATAAAACCCCTCGTAACAAATTTAGAACTCTCTACCAATACTGTATTACGAAAGCAAACATTAATCAAGTCTTCACTTTTTGTAGTCTTGGAGGCAGTACTCAATGGTAACGGAGATATTGCTAACTCTGCCCACGGATTTTCTTCTGCATCACGCTCTTTAATATCCGCCATAGATGTAGGTATAAGATTACCCTGCGTAAATAATTTTCGAGATTCTTTCCACATACGCAAACAAGTATAAGTAGTAAGTAACAATCCCGAAATAGTAAGCAAATAATGATTTCTCATCCATTGAACGTAAGATGGAACAACAGAACGACGTCTTAACAACTCACGTTCAATCATTAAACGTTCACACGCTACAACAACGGCAATAAACAAATTTGCAAGGAAGAAAACAGCTAATGCCTTAAACCAAGAACCTAAATAAATATGGGTAATAGCATTAATATATGTTAAGAGAACAACTCCTATAAGAAATCGTTGTCTTTCCAAAATGGAAAAACGACGATGATACATAGTAGCAAAAACATAAACATATGAATTAACATAACTATCAGGCAAATAAACAATAAAGTCAAATATCCAATGAGTATTATAAAAATGCTGCGCATTCAATAAGGCTTCTGTAGCATATTCAGCATATATTTGTCGGGCAATTCCCACACAACGTAAATACAAATTATGTAAAAATATAATGTGGTGCATAACACTCTGATTGGCCATGTGTGCATACAAATGTATATTGGGTGCATGACCAGTTGCTCGGCAATACTGCATACCAACTCCCATAAAATAAAAGAATTGAGTATACCAGTAACTTAACAAATAATATGTAACTGCCAAACATACTCGCCATAGAAAACGCAAAGGGGCAACAATCATGTAACTATGCTCATCTAAAATACCTCCGTCATCAACAACTAAACATGGCATACAATCAGAATCGTCATCGCCACTTGAATCGTCAAAATCTAATTCAGAATCTTCATCAACAGTTTTACAGAGGGGATGGTTCTTATATAGCTTAATTGATGCTTCGCTACAAGTACAACCAAAAAAGCCGCACTTAGGACACAATTCTTCTGTATCCTTACGCATAGTTTCAACAAGTTCTCTCTGCTGCGCATAATAATCTTTAGATGAAATTTGAGCCCATCGTAAATATTCATGAACACTAATATCGACTAGTTCTTTACCTTCAAAGATAACCGGAACCAAGCTATATAAGCGCTTGTCAGAACCATGAGCTAAAATACTACCAACTTTACATTCTCTTACAGCAAGCTTCCAAATGTCGGGTATCTTAGTAAAGCCAAAAGTATTATAAACTTTAGCCTCATCTAACTTACCACTAGTAAGAAATTCGGGCTTAATTTCAACTTTAACGTGTCTAAAGCGACGCAAAATTGACTCAGGC